AATTATAACATTGATCAAATTAAATCAGACTTGTTAGCAGGAGTTAAAAGTTCAGCATGTCAAAAATGCTGGAATCTCGAAGAACATGGGCTAAAAAGCGATCGGCAAATAAAAAATAATTCATTGGATTTTTACTGGGACAGAGATATAGAATCTATTAGACAAGATGCAGTTGATGGAAATTTAAATGATATTTTAATACTTAAACTATTTACTAGTTACACCTGTAATGCAACTTGCGTGAGTTGTGGGCCTGGCTCTAGTAGCAGTTGGTCACAATTAATACAACGAGACAACCCAGGAATTAAACTAAACTCGTATAAATCCATTGATATAGACCATATAAAAACAAAAATTAATTTTAAAGAACTTAAAATGCTAAGTTTTGTTGGAGGTGAGCCGTTGTACGAAAAGAAAAATTTTGAGCTATTAGAGCATCTTATTGAATTAGGAAATACCAAAGTATTTTTAAGCATGGTCACTAACGGTAGTGTAAAATTAACTGCTAGGCAAAAAAAAGTTTTATCAAAATTTGAGAATATTAATTTTTCTGTCAGTATTGACGGAATAGAATCTGTATTCGAGTATATGAGATACCCTCTTACATGGGCAGACCTTAATAACAATTTAATGTTTTTTCGAGAGTTGACTAGCAATATTAGTTCAAATTACACATTAAGCAATTTAAATATTTTATATCATAACAAAACTATAAAATGGTTTAATGAAAATAATATAGTATATTCTGTAAGCCCGGTGTATAATCCAACTTGGTTCCAACCACGGGCATTGCCCGAATCAATTAAAAAGTTATTAAAACTACAATTATCTGCAGTTGATTATAACACTTTCGTCGGCCCCATCCATACAGATCGAGATCAACAAAATTTTCAAATAATGCTCAAGCAAATTAAAAAACAAGATACATCTAAAAAAATTCAAATGAAAGATTATCTGCCGGAACTACATAACATTCTAGTTTAGAATGTCAATGAATTAAACATTTTTAATTTGCCCGAGCAATTGTTTTAATTTAGCACTTTGTACTTCTCCGGTTACTTTGGCTGGCTGTTCCCAAGCAGGAGTTCCTGTGGCTTTTTCCCAGGGCGGCGATTTGTCTTCTGCGGGGTCAGCAGTCTTGAGTTGACTTTTTGCTTTGATTGAGTCCATAAGTGAACTTTGGGGTCGGTTGTACCCTGTTCCTTCGTCCCCGCCTTCATCAGTAATGCGCATAGTTTCAATGTTATACTCCAAATCAATTTTTTGACCAACGCCGGTCGAGCTTCGAGATTTCATACATTGTATCTGATACTTGCCACGCTCTTTCATGGCACGTGAAGTAAAGATACCAAAAACATTATCTGCTGTGTTAATTTTACTGATACCACCCGAAATATGACTGTGGTCAAATTCAATTTCTTCTACAGCACTACGATTCAACTGCGACGCAGTGACCATCAACACACCCAGTTCTTTGGCCAAGTTGCGCAGTTCTTCACTCACATACTTGTCTTTGACAAACAAGTCGTTGGGACTAACCTTTGCAGAGACTGGCATCAACAAATCCAAGTAATCAATCATCAAGAAGTCTACTTTAATACTTGTTTGTATCTGTACTTCTTTAATGTAACTACGGATGTCGTTGATGTTGCTCTGTGCCGGCAATGCTTTAACACGATACTGTCCAGACTTCTTGGCAACTAACTTAACTTTGAGTTCTGTTGTGTCAATGTCTTTACGAATATCCTTTGTTGACATGTTTGTCAACATAGCATCTGTGCGCAAACTAGTAAGTTCCTCACTGAGTTCTAGTGTAATGTAAACACCACTAAGTCCTTGCTGTAACCAGTTAAGCGCAATGTTCATCATGACCAGCGACTTACCTGATCCAGACCCGCCGGCAAAAATGTTTAGTTCACCACGACTAAAACCACCATACAACAACCGGTCCAGTTGTGGCCAGCCTGTGCTTACTTGTCCACCTGAGTTAAAATATTTGTTAATACGAGCACCGGGGTCAGCAAAGTAATCTGTACCCATGTCTTTAGTAAGAGAAATCTGAACTGCATCTTTGATCAGTTTCTCAACCGGCTCGAACTCGCCCTTTTCTAATAGATCTGCTGACTTTAAAATAGCACGCTCAAGTTCTTGACGCTTGGTAAAGCCCTCAAACTCGGTCATAAACCAATCAAAGTGTCCGTCATTCAAGTCCGGCACGGCCTGTAGTTTGATTCCTGTAGTTGCACTGATCTGTGTCCTGTCAGGCATGGTCTTATGCTTGTCCGTGTGCTCTTTGATAAACTCGGCTGCAGGTCTTAGACTCCGGTCAAAGTTCTGTGGATTATAGATGTTTTGAACACGCACATAACTGCTGGCGTCTTCTAACATCATTTCTAAAAATAATCGCTGGACTTCAAGTCCGTAATCTTTTAACATTGTTTAATAGTACTTTCCAATTTGCAAACTTTCTCGCCAACTTGTGTTTCTTCTCTGATCAATTTGATCTAGCTGTTGTATCCAATTATCATTATGACTACTCATTGTAGATTTTAAAATTTTTACAAGCCCACTAAACTGATCAATTGATGATAGTGTAGAAATTGCTTCCTGTTTTATTGTTGGCGAAAGATTAGCTACATTATAATTATACGCTAATTGCCAACAAAAGTCACTGGTATCGCCTTCTCTATTGGTAGATAAATTTTCCATAAACCATTCATATACCAATGGCAGTTCAAGTACATTATAATTTCCCACAGTCACGTTGAACCCAAACATGACATTTCTAGGCAATTCTTTACGCATAGTCTTGATATTATTGACTAACATATTCCATTTTCCCGGATGTCTGATATACTCAAATGCTGTATCAGTTGCATCAACGCTAAAGAACAATTTTACTAATTTTGTTTTTTTCCACAAATTAATTATGTCTGTATCAGGATACACAGTTCCATTTGTATTATAACTTATGAACGCATTTGATAAATCAATACTCTTTAGTATGGTAGATTGATCATTGTTGAGCATTGGTTCACCACCGTTAAAATGTATTTTTTTAATACCGGATAGATCTAAATAATCAAGCAACTTATTTTGTTTTTGAAATTTTCTACCCATTGCCGATAACGATTGCTGTGACATATTAAGTTCTGTGGCCCAGGTACTAGAGTTCTGTGGTCCACACATGATGCAACCTAAATTGCATGCCCATGTTGCACTATGATCAACACTTTCTAATATCACTGTGTCTGACTCTGTTGGTAGTTCGAAAAATTCTATAGCACTTAATCTTCTACTTTTCTTGCCAACACTTTCATCTTGCCAGCATCTTGAACATGCCAGTGGCTTTTTTCCATCTGCAAATTGTTGCCTAATTGACTGTAAGTATTCGTTTGTGTTGAAATCAAAATTCTCAACTGGCACTGTGTGCATAGTTGCCTGGCAACAAGGTGCTACTCGAAGTTGATTGTCATTATATCGGTCGACATATAAACTACGATAAACTTCAGGGCACCAATTGTTATATGCGTTTGACAAGTTGTCGTTTCCTTAGTTCTATTTTAATTCGACTGCTCTCACTCGATTGCATTATAGTTAGCAAAGTTGGTAACTTGCCCCAGAGTTTCACAGCATCGTTGATATCTTTGACACCTTCGGGCCAATCCGGGATGCTCACACTCCATCCTAGTTCCACAGCACGATCGATTAATGCCACGCCTGCGGCATCTTGGTCTGGCACTACAACAACATTGCGTCCCAAGCTACGTATTAGTCTTGCTTGATCATCACTTATTTCGTTGTGCATCACAGCCACACCACTGATGCTGAGTGCATCAAATATACCTTCTGTAACAATCACATGTTGCCAGCCTGCTTGTTGTAGGTCTATGCCAAACACGTAGCCTTTCTGCATGTCATTAATGTAGCGTGGGTTGCGATCGTCCAAAAAGCGTATTGTGCTACCTACCACTTGGTTGTTGTAGGTAAACGGAACAACTACACCTGCTCTTGTTGTGGCAGCCACCATGATGGGATAGTCTTCGGGCACATGTCTGTTCCTGAGATATGCCCAATGCTCAGATCGGTCTGGTGTTACAAAATCTACAAAGTCGGGTA